CATAGTGGTATGTTCCATACCCAACCATTCTCTATTGCTGTACAATTGGTAAACGCTTCTACTTCTTTAGTTTTATCTACATAAGGAATCTTGGTTACCCACGCTTTATTATTTGGTAGATTTTTAATAGGTTCAAATGGTTCTTTTAATGCACCTCCTAATAAAAGAGATTTAAATCCTGTGCAATCAACATATAAATCTGCTTTATGTTTGCCGTTCAAAGAAACAATACCATTTTCATCTTGTTTAATATCTTCAATATGTTCTTTAATATGTTTGACACCTCTAGGGATACAATAATGATCCCTCAACCATATACCAAATTTAATTGCGTCAAACTGATAAGCAGAATCACGGTCAATATCAAATTCTTGTATCTGACTCATTTTCATACCTGGTATCTTAAATTCATAAGCACCCTTACGTTGATTAACTAGTGCCATAACAGGAGCATAACTATCTGCATAATCTGAAACCGGTAGTTCTGGATTAAATGCTTTTTTCATCCACCAATCATTATAACCAAATTGAGTTCCTTCTGTTACAACTGGACCAAAAGGATAATAAAACGGCGCCTCATCTTTTCCATTAAAGTCTGTAAACTTAATACTAAATTTAACAGTACCATCTGTATGTTTTAAAAATTCTTCATCTTTTATGCCTAAAAATTTTGTCCAGTGTTTAACTGCATTTATTGTACTTTCGCCAACTGATATTGTAGGAATGTTAGGTGATTCTAATACAGTTATATCTTTCTTTGGATATGCTTTGATTAGAGTTGCCGCTGTCATCCAACCAGCAGAACCTCCTCCTACTATTAAAATCTTATCACACTTCATTTCTTTTTAGCTGTTTTCTTTTTCTTTTTAGTTGGTGTTTTCTTCTTAACTGGTTCTTCCGCTGGTAAATTCTTACGCAAGAATTCTGTAAATTGATTTTTAAACTCTCTATCTTCTCCAGGTTGCAAAGTCATATCATCATAGTTTGCGTTTTGAATCATACGGTGTTTAATAGTTGTTTGTTTTTTCTCTTTCTGTATTCTCCGTACAAAAGCATAGTAGATAATTTGTGTGAAATATGCAAAGGGATTGTTTGATTTTCTTGGATTAAAATTGTGTAAATATTGTAAACAGTTTTCTATACCATCTGATATCATATCATCACGATAGGTGTAGTTTATAAAATTTGGTCTATATGAAAGGTGATTCGCTATCTTTAAAAAGCACTCACCAACATAATTTGGTACAGGTGGTTTTACTTCTTTTAATTTAGCAGCTTTATTTACAGACCTTCTATATAAAATCATTGCCTGTAAAAATTCTTTATTATTTACATAATGTTCTGGTCTTTTTTTATATTTTTCTTTTGCCATAATAATATATAATATACTACTTTTTAGTCCGTTTGTCAATGGTAGGTCGTAATAATTGTTTGATTGCTTTAGATAGGTTTTTAACGAGGATTATCTCTCCTATTTGCCATTGCTTGGCTATGTGTGCTAGTTTTTTCATTTTGTACGGCACTTGACTTTTCACCTTTTTTGTGTATAATGGACTATGTGTCCGGTTAAAGACTGCTTAGAGTCACTAGTGGAGAGTTCTCTTCGTAGATTTATCCTTAAATATATCATTTAATATTTCATTATCTTCCTCGGAAAGTTCTTCTTGTTGGAACAATCCTCTTTTACCCTTTTTAGGCTGGTCTATTTTATCGTAATCGTTTGCAAGATGTAAGTAGTTTTTAGACATTTCACCAGACGCTGAAACTATTGTCATTATCTTATCTTTTGGAATAGTTACTACTTTATCAGGAGTATAATTTACCCATTTAATTAAAGCAATGTAATCTCTTATTCCCATAGGTGTCATCTGTGGAATATATTTAATCTGTAATGGTTTGCTGATTCGTAGCATAGGAGATTTATCTGGCAATTGTCTTGCTCCAGATGGCAAATGTGCTACAACATCATCACCATTTATTAACTTGATAATTCTTATGTCAGCTTTTACGTCCATTTTTCTCCAGTTCTACGTTGTGTATTTCATACTCAAAGTCTTCACTATTGTATATATTTATTCTCTCACGAAAGTGTTGTAGGGTATAATTTTCCTTTTCCCCATAGGAAAGGTCATCAGCAATATCATATAATGTTGCGTGTGATTTGTTATCTTTTAGTCTTAATCCTCGTCCTATTGATTGTAAATTTCTTATACGAGATTTACTAGGGCTACTAAAAACAATATTGTGTAAGTTACGGATATTAATACCAGTACTGAACGTCCCATAAGAAGCGACAATAATCGCTCCGTCAGACTTTTCGGTAATAGCTCGTACTTGTTCTCGTTCATCAGCTTCCACTCCTCCGTGGATATAGAAAATAGGTCGGTCACCTGCCTTTTCTTTAATTAGTTCATATAATAACTTACCGTGCTTTTCTACATACTGAAACAAGCATAAAGTATTGCCGTGTAAACCAGTGACCAAGTTTTTTATGTATTTATTTCTTTTCTCATTTCTAACTAAAAAATCCATTTCTTCTTGGTATGTTTTATTTTTTAAGAATTCTCTTTGTACTTTACCGTATTGTAATACTAAACAGAAAATTTTAAGTTTAGCTAAATGCTGTTTGTCTTGGAGTTCTGTAGTAGATATAACTTTGTTGACTGCACCAAACAGCCCCTCTAATACTAGTTTGTGTGTCTTACTATCATCTAGGGTACCTGTACAACCTACTTTGTATTTACAATTAGTTAGCTTCGTCATTATCTTTGTTAATGATATAGCTTTAAATAAGTGTGCTTCGTCACCAATTATCATACCATAGTCGTTAAAGTAGTTCTTTGTTTGATTATAGATTGATTGCCAAGTAGATATAACTATTCTTTTATTTGTTATTTTACTATGTCCTTCATATATTCTATGTACATTTTTTAAACTATCATAACCATAGTCTTTAAAATCTTTATATAATTGTTCTACCAATGATGTAGTAGGTACTATGATTAATATTTTTTTATTTTTAGGTAATCTTAATAGATTAAAACGTACTAATAGATATAGAATAAGTGATTTGCCACTTGCTGTTGGAGATAATAATAAACATCTATTCTTTCTTACTGCATATGAAAATGCTTGTTTTTGATAATCTCTTATTTCCATAGGAATTTTAAGAGCAGTAATAAACTTTTCTACCTTACTATCATCAACTTTAGTATCTTCTATCTTTGTTCCATTAACAACTTCAATCTTATTTTCTTTACACCAATGAAGTATGTAAGGATATAATCCTACGTATATTTGACCAGTTGCATATGAAAATAATCTTATCTTGCCGTCCCATACTCTATTACGAAATTGAGGCATAAAACGAAAACCAGGTACTTCAAAAGTAAAATGTTCTCCAAGTTCTCTTCTTATACTATCGTCTGCTTCTATCTTTAAGTAGACATCATCTTTTTTATCTATGATTAAATAACGAATTGCCGTCATTATATTAACTTTAAATAATTTCCTAAATGTAAATTTCCAGAATAGTTATCTTTAAAGTCTTTGTTGGGCTTTTCTATTAGTAAATCAAATGCAATTGTTATTCTTTCTTTATCTGAATTGTGTATATCTGTATAGTGTGGTATATTATCTGGAAACATAGTCAGTTTACCTACATCATTTTTACTACTATGTATCATAGGGTCATTAATTTGATTTATTGGATTGATATAATGGGTAGATGTATCATCACATTGTACGCAAATATGACCTCCTAAATAACAGTTTGGTCCTATATTATGTAGATGAGCTTTTATTTGTTCTCCTTTACGCATAACATTATACCAACATTGTATATACAATTCATTTGGAAGTGGTTGTTTAAAATATTTTAAAATGTTCTTATGAAAGTTTAGTATGTTTCCTTTTAACTCTTTTATATTTTTATCTTCCCATTTTAAAACATTATACTTATCATATCTTTGTGTTGTACTATTCTCTTTTAGTCCTGTGTAAGAATTTACAACTCCAGCTACTCCAGTTGATACAGGCAATTCTAATACTTCTTTTTCTTTGCTTAAAAGAAGTTTTGCTAACTCTTTAAAGTCAACTTGTTCTACTCCAGTTTCAAATATTGTGTAATCAAACTCGGGAGCAAAAAAAGTTCTTTTAGGTCCACTCTTAAATTTTACTATATTAACTTTTCCCATATTAAATAGCTCCTGATATAAACTTCTTCCAGTCTATGGCGTTCTTTATAGTGAATGTTCTGTTTGAAATTTGTCTGACCGTTCTATCTAAAAAATCAACTACAGTATTAAGGTAGTCAACCTTTTGTTTTGCTTTAATAACTTCTTCATCTGAATCAATATACTTATCTACATCTTGTCTTAATATTTTTAAGTTAAAAGGTTTTTCAATATAGATACTAGGGTCTGATTTACCTGTATAGTATTCCCATTTTGTTCTTTTAACTATATGCAATTCACTATCAGCTCTACTTAACATTAACTTAAACTTTGTTAAGTGTTTCATAAATTGATTATGGAGTTGTGGGGTTTTGATTGATTCTAAATCAAGTTCACTATCGTTAATTTTTAAATCTTTGTCTGCTAATTCTTGTAATTCTTCTATATTCATAATTATACTATATCATACTGTAATAGAAAAGTAAAGGTTGCTACGATACTGTTACCGAAGTTTGTCCACTTCCTTCTGCAAATTCATATATTTTGTATTGGAAAGTAACTGTCCCTATCAAATAGTTGACATCTGTTTGTTGTTGGTTATAATTCAATCCAGATAATGATGTTGGAAATATGTCTGAAAATCTGACTTGAATATTTGTTGTATTTTTACTTGTTAATATACTTAATGTTGCGTCTGAATAAACAGCACCTGTATCACTTGCTTTATATTTAATTTTACCTGCGTCTGTTTCTTGATTAGAGCCAGTAGATGTTGGAAATCTATCTGCACCACCACCTAATAAGTTTCTAAATTCTTGTCTATCTTTAGGAAAACCTAAACCAGTTAACCAACCGTGTATCTCTCTATAGTTTTCTAAATTTTCATCTACCATAAAATCCATATTAAGAGTTGAATATGATAGTTTATCTCCAGGTACAGGTATATCTTTCAATGGTGTTGGTTGAGCCATTGTACCTTCTAATGAAATGCCTGGTAAGTTTACTGCTGTACAAAAGAATTCAACTTTAGGAAGTTTTGTAATAGTAAATTTAAACTGCGTTGGAGAAGCATAGTCAAATTTAGTAATAGTTTTATTGAGTTTCATAGTTATATTTATGCCTCTTTTTTGCTATAGCTAGGCCAAAAAAAACGGCACTCCGTAAAGAGCACCGTTTTCTTTCTTAATATAAACTTTTCAATGACAATACCGTATGAACGTAAGTTCAAATACAGAAAGCAATTCTTACATAAGATTTGCGATTTGCACTTTTTGGTAATATCTGTTACTGTTTGCTGATCCTGCGTCATTTACTGCTGTAGCAGCACCTGATTGAGCACCTGTTTCTGCGAAAGGATTGGCTACTAAACCATATCTAGTCTTGAAACCGATTTTAGGTTGGAATGTGTCTTGACCAACTGCTCTAACCATTTGTAAAGGAACATATGGGCAGTAAAAAATACCTGCGTCATATGGTGATGTTCCTTTATATCCAACAACGTAATACTGTTTAGCAGTACTATTTGCTGAGTAAGGATCAATATAAACTTTAAATCTACCGTTAAGAACACCTGCAAAAGTATTGCCTGTGTCATCAACAGATAAGTTATTATTTAAAGCTGGAGTGTAATCTAATACACCTGCCATTTGAAGAGCACTAGCAACGTCAGAAGAACAGATAATTATATTACCTTTTCCACGTCTTGTTCTTTGTGCAATTCTATTAGCATCTCTTTCAAGTTGGAACATAAGACCTTTAAATCTTTCAACAGACCATCTACCATTAGAATCTGTATCTAGGTCAAAAATTCCCGCTGTAGTAACATTACCAGTTTGAGCGCCTTGTTCTGAATTGATGTAAATAGTTCTTACAACTTCTCTATTAATTTCTGCTAAAATTTCAGCAGATAAGATGTTTGCAAGTTCTGTTTCAGCATCTAAACCGTGGATTGCTTTTAAATCTTGTGCAAGTTCCATAGTATATTCAGCCTTTAGAGCTCTTGATTTAGCAGTTACAGTTGCTTTCTCAATAGAGAATGCCATTTCTGCAAATGCATTACCGCTAGCATCGCCAAGAGCTTCAGCTTTCGCTGTAGTCATAGCAGTACCTTTAGTATACGTTCCAGGTGAACCGTCATTTAAAACTCCTGGGTTTGAACCCGAGTGAGCAGTTGATGAGAAACCATCAACAGAAGATCCAGCAGCATTTCTGCCTGAAAAATCTGTATCAGCTTCATCAAAGAATGATTCTCCGCCTGCTTGTGAAGTGTATCTACTTCTCATAGCGAAAATAAGTCCTGTAGGACCTGTCATTGGTTGAACTCCTGCAATGTCGTATGCTATTAAATTCGGCATAGCTCTACGAACTAATGAAATTAGAATAGGGTCCCAATTCGCTACAGCACTACCTGTTGCGTTTGTTGGAGCTGCTTCAGCCAAGTAAGCAGAGTCTTCTTTAGAAGCTCTTTCTTGGTTTTCTAATATCACAGAAGTAACGGCACGTCTATAAGCATCAGTAATTTTTGGTAAATCAGGATGCTCTAGTACTGGCTGCCATTTTTTTTCGTGTGTTTCAGATAAGTACATATGTGTCTATCTCCCTTATATATTTACTTCTATTTAAGATATTTTAATATCTTTAGTTTTGCTTATAGCGGCGCTGTAAGCTGCCATAGATTTTGATAAATCAGGATTTACTGATCCACCTGCCGCTACATCATCTAGATTCTCTTTCGATTCAGATTTTTTTCCAAAATAAGATTCTTTAACAGTTTCTAATTTCTTTTGATAATCTTTTGCGTTAGAGTATTCAATTTCTTCTGCAAGTTTAGCAAATTTTTCTTTTGATGTGTCAGCAAGGTCTTCAGCAACTTTAGATTTTAATTCATCTTTAGTTTTATTTCCGACTTCCTTGTTTAACTCAACATTTTTGCCAATTTCTTCATTGAGGTCTTTTTCCAGTTTTTCAATTTTACTTGCTTGGTCTTCAAGCACGTTATATTTTTCATCTGGAACATCAATGTAATGGTCTTCAAATAATTTTTTCAAACCATTGATAAAGTCTTCAGCAATTTCGCCTTTAATTCCTCGTTCAAGAGCGATTTCGTTTTCTTTCATCCACTC